TTACCCCCCCGTCTAGTAATACGGGGGGGAAACCTCCCAAAACAGCGCGGAATCGTAAATAAACGGCGCGGCTATTTATGAAAACTGCAATTGATTGGCTTACCTTTCGCTGCCGAAATTCACCGTTTTTTGCATTTGAGTGCCTCCGGCCAGCGTTTGGAACTGCTGCGGAATTGGTCACTTTCTCCCCCGGAATTGAAGGCAAAGACGGGTGGTTGCGCGCTGGTGAAATACTGATTGGCGGCGACATTCTCGCGGGCCGGATTGACTACGAAGGCGAATCCCAAAGGGGGTGGGTTCGTGTCATTCTCACGGGCGAAGGTTGCGCATGGGTTCAGGATTGGAAAGCGTTGGCGGGAGTGTCTACGGTTCTCCAAGATGCTGACGTGCGGCGCGTGGACATTTGCCTTACCACGTACGATGGCGAAGTTACTCACGATATGGTGGTTGCGGCGCATGACGCTGGTGGCTTCAAGCAAAGTGCCGGGGGCCGTCCTCCAGTGCGGAGAACCATCGAATCAAGTGACCCGCGTGCGGGCAAAACGGTCTACATTGGCAAACGGGAATACGCAAAATTCATAAGGTGTTACGAGAAAGGTTTTGAGTTGTTGAAGAATTTCAAGACGCCGGAGACAGTCACGCACATCGGCGGGGACAAGGTGGAAAACATCTATCGCGTTGAAGTGGAGTTCAAAGCTGTAGACACCTTCCTTCCTTGGACAACACTGACGGACCGGGACACCTTCTTCGCAGGGGCCAATCCGTTTTGTGCCTCACTTCTGGGTCGTGTCGAGGGCCGCAAGATGGACAGACTGCCGGACTTGAAGCCTATCGCTACGCTGGACAAGGCCTTAGAGAATTGCCGCGTGTCCTACGGTGCAATCCTTCGCACCGCCCTTGAAGCGTTGGACGGTGACAAAATGGCGCTAATGGAACGCGTTCTCTCTTCTACTCACTCGCAAGCACTCATCAAGGCGGGGGTTTTGACGGTGGTGCACCCAACATAAAGCGCAAGCGGGGGTTCTGGTCTGCCAACCATTGGCGAACCTCTTTGCTAACTTCAAGGTCTTGACTCTCAAACCATTCGGGCATCAGTTCCCATGGGTCAAGGCGGGCGCATAGGCAAAGGGTCAAGAAAGTGACCATGGAAATTGGGCGCTTTCCAAGGTACATCTTGGATAAATTTGATTCATCTAGCCCGGTCTGTTGCGCCATTGCATACCGCGACCCAACTATTTTTTCAACCCTTGCGAAAAATCGTGTGTTGTAGGTCATAATTCGGTTACTGGTCGAATTGACCAGCACCTAAAACGGTAAACATTCATCATGATTAAAGTCTCCATTGCGTCTACTGACGTGCGCACTGTGTCCGGCGTTTCTGCCAAAACCCAAAAGCCTTACAGCCTCTCATTTCAAACAATGTGGGTGCATCTCTCTGACCGTCAGGGAAATCGCAACCCTTACCCTGAAAAAGTGGAAACCATCCTTGAAAAAAATGACGCTGGTGCACCTCTGTATTACCCCATTGGTGATTATGAACTAGGCCCGTCGAGTGTCTACATTGACCGCCAAGGCAATTGGGCGCTGCGCCCTGTCCTCGTTAAAGCCGCAGGTAAATAAAAGCCGTCCGCAAGCCTCTGCATTGCGGGGGTTTGCTGGCTCGCTTTTGGGCTGCTTTGGAAAGGGTTCGTCATGAACTACAAAAATTTGGGCGCTTTGGCCCTGACTCTGGTGGCTGGTTCTTCGTTCGCTGCTGTGGATATCACTGCTGCAACTGCTGGCATTTCTGACGCTCAAACGGCCGTTCTGGCTGTTTTGGCTGTGATGATTACCATGGCGGCCGCTGTGTTCGGCGTTCGCAAGGTCTTGAAGCTCATTGGTCGTTAATTCGTCCGTTGGCTGTAGCGGCTTGGCCTCGGTCAGGCTGTTACCTCCAACATCGGAGTAACCATGCAATGCATCAAGCCGCTAACCATTTACGCTTTCCCGACTTCGGCCTCAACGGTCAAAACGGCTTACGCGGTTTATCTCACGTCTGCCAATACGGTCTGTGCGTCGAACGAGTTCGCCATGATGACCCAAACGGAATACAACCTCTTCACCGGGCAAACCGTCGACCCTGCAATGGTGACAGCCCAAACGCAATTATTCGGCATAGTGCTTGGGGCCGTGTGCGTGATTTGGGGAGTGAAACAGGTTCTCAACCTGCTGCGAAGCCCTCTGCCGGAGAATTGATAAATGTCCAATCCTTTGCTCTATCAATACGGGTTCTCGCTCTGCTTGGTGCTCTGGCTTTTGGCGCGGTAGGCAATGCCCAGGCTGCGGCTGTTGCGCCAGATTCGGCTTTTACCGGGTTCATGTCCAACATAACGGGGACTGGCAAACAAACCGTAACCTATGGTTCTAACGGCACGCCGATTGTTGGTGCGGGTGTTCCCAATATTGCGACTGGTGGCGGTGCTCCAACTGTTACCCGAACTGGTTCACTGCCTCTAGGGGGTGGCGTTCGGCTACCTATTACAACCACGGCAAAGGTCGCGCCCATACTTGGTGCGGCATTGCTTCGTAAGGGCATGGGCGCTCTCACGGTGTTTGGCATTGGTTCGGCGCTTTACGACACTGCTAAAGAACTAGGGTTCACGCTGACGGGCGACCCTTTGGACCCCGTGGACAGGCAGGATACGAACATTTGCACGGTTGGCCCGTGTTATGAATACAAAACCCAATACACGGCCACCTATTACGCTTCAAAAGCCGAGGCTTGCGCCTATGTGGTTACACGGTTCAACGGCGGTGTTCAGACTGGCATGTCGGGCAATGCCTGGCAGGGGACATTTATCAATTCCGTTCAACAAACAAGCGTTTACAACTCGACGTTAACGGTCAGGTCTGTAACTCCTGCCGCGTCGAACCTCGTTCCTTCGACAATGTCGGAATTGGAAGCCGCGATAGCTGCTAAATCCGGTTGGCCTTCGTCGTCCGCAGTGTCGCAGGCGCTCGTTGATGCCTCCAATTTGACGGGGGATGATATTCCGGTCGAGCAGCCGATGGTAACTGGCCCTTCAACCGTTGACGGCCCTACTACCACGTCAACGGCGGGCAATAAAGAAACCTCGAAAAAGTCGCAATTCACCTGTACCTATGTGGACGGCGCGACTGTCATGGACGGCGGTTCTGTGGCATGTACCGAAAACGTGACTACGACTGAGAAAGTCACCACGGTGGACCCTGTCACGGGTACGCCTACGACGACCTCCACTGTGACAGATACCACGGTGCAGCCTGCGCAACCGACCCCGGACCCAGAACAGAGTGAGTGTCAAAAGAACCCTAATACTCTTGGGTGTGCTGAGTTCGGTACGGTGGACCCTCAAACCCTTCGAAAAGAAACGCAAGCGGTCACCATAACCCCGGTTAATTTCGGTGCTGCGTCTGGTTGTCCTTCGCCACTGTCGCGCAATTTTTCTGTGCTAGGTCACTCGTTTTCATGGTCGGTGTCTTACCAGCCGCTATGCGACCAGTTGGCCATTCTCAAGGCGTTGTTTCTTGTGATGGCGGCGTTTCTCTCGGCCTATGTCCTGGCTGATTCTTTCAAGGTGTCGTAATGTCAACACTAGCGGCGTTTTTGATGGGTGCAATCGGTCCCTTGGTCATCAAGGCGCTGATTGCTGTAGGTCTTGGCACTCTCACATTTACCGGGGTTACTGCCGCACTGGATGGCCTTATTTCGATGGCTACAACCAATTGGGGTGGGCTTCCTGCTGACGTTCTCCAGCTTGTGAGCATCGCAGGCATTCCGCAAGCCTTGGGCATCGTTGCGGGGGCGTTCTCAACAAGGGTGGGCATTTGGGTCGCTGCCTCTGCAACAAAGTGGGTCACTAAATGATTTACCTGATAACGGGAGTGCCAGGTTCTGGCAAAACTCTTTACGCTGTCTCCACGCTTGTGCAAAAACTCGCGGCTGAGAAAATCACCGACAAGGACGGGAAAGAAAACTCAAGGCGGGTTGTCGTCGATGGGATACCTGATTTGGTCATGCCGCATGAAATGATGGCCCAACACGATGAAGCTTTGGACGGGAAAAACGTCAGGGGTGAGGGGGATGGACTTTGGAACTGGAACACTTGGTGCAAACCGGGGGACGTCTTGGTAGTCGATGAAGTGCAGAGACACTGGCGGCCAAGGGGCATGGGTACAAAGCCGCCTGAGGAAATCAAGGCTCTGGAAACGCACAGACATAAGGGTGTTGACTTCGTCATCGTGACTCAAAACCCCATGCTCATTGACCAAAACGTCAGGCGCTTGGTAGGCCGTCACATTCACATTCGGCGCATGTTTGGCATGGCGCGGTGTGTGGTCTATGATTGGGATGGATGCTCGGTGGATGTGCATCGGACAAAGTCGGCAACTACGTCCTTCTGGTCATACCCGAAAAGTGCATACAAGCTGTATAAATCCAGCGAACTACACACTAAGCAGAAACAGAAAGTACCGTTTTGGCTTGTTGTCCCAATCATGGCGGTGGTCGGGGGGCTGGCGGTGGCGCCCACGGCCTTTGGCGTGATGAACGGGGCTATGACGGGCAAGGGCATCAGCGCAAAGGCGCAGGAACAGCCCAAAACGGCTATTGCAGAGCCTCAAGCGGTTGCGGTGGAAGCGACCCCTTCAGAAACGCAGGCGGTCGCTCCTGAGCCTATTCCAGTGGCTGCGGTTGTGCCTGCTGGCTGCATTGTGGTTCGTGAACGTTGCGGTTGTTTCGACGTTGGCGGCATCAAAGTCGAAGTTGAACCAGCGCAGTGCAAAGATTTGGCGGGGGTAAACGGTACGCCTAAAGCTATCCTTGAGCCAGATTACATTCCCCGGCCTGTTGATGCCTCTGAACGGGAATCCCTCGCTTTTGCTTTTGGTAAACAATGACTTTTGAACCCTTCGTTCAAAGCGGTTTATGCCTGGATTAATGACCCCTTTTCCTCTAATTCAAGCCATAGATTTGTTAGGGTTCTAACATCATCTCCGTTTATTAGTCTGTAGCACGAAAAACCACTTTTCACTGAAACAATATCGGCTCCCATTCCTCGTGCCTTTTTTATATATCGGTTTAATGTTGGTAGTGAAATGTCTAAATAAGCCATTAGCATTCCGGCTGAACAGTTTCCATATCCATCTAATGTTCGGATTAGGCGGAGGGTATCGGCTGTTGGGCTGTTAGACATATTAGGTTCCTTTGTTGTGTATCGTTTGATGATTCAATTATATCATCAATTGATACGCAACAATGCCTCTATTTCATCTATTTATCTATTGCAGCCACTTGTTAATAGTCTGCTCCTATCTGGTTTTTCTTGTATGGCGTTTTGCGTTCTTCACTTTTGTTTGAAAAGTCAAAACTTTCATCATTGGCTAACCTGACTTCTGAACCCTGAATAGCGAATAGCGTAATTCAGGGTGAATACTCCTCGGCTCTCCCTATGCGAAGCATGGAGCGAAGCGGTACGGTATTCTGACTCTAAAAGAAACCCGGCGCAAAGGGCGGCCTGCCGCCCTTGCCGGGTGTTCTCATTGGTGCATAATGGTGCACTCGTAACCATTAATTACCCCACTATGCAAACCTCCACAGTACGTCTAACCATTCCGGTATCGAAGGCCACACATGATGTATTTACGCGAATAGCCAACGGCTCGGGAGTCCCTATCGGGCGTTGCATGGCGCAGTGGCTCCAGGACACATTGGACGCCGCCGACTACATGGCCCAAAAAATAGAAACAGCGCGACAGGCTCCCGGTATTTTGAGTCGTGAACTGCATGGCTATGCGGCGGGTTTGGCTGTTGCTGGTGATGCTGTCATAGAGCGCGCAAAACGCGGAAAAACGGCAATTACCCCCCCGTCTAGTAATACGGGGGGGAAACCTCCCAAAACAGCGCGGAATCGTAAATAAACGGCGCGGCTATTTATGAAAACTGCAATTGATTGGCTTACCTTTCGCTGCCGAAATTC